ACGTTGCAGGCGCTGGTGCATTGATGGACTCTATCGGCGTTCCAATGAGCGACGAAAAGTATTACATCATGAACCCTTTCACCACTACTGCGCTGTCTTCAGCTCAGAACGGTTTGAATGCGGCTGATGGCCTTGTTCGTACAGCATGGGAAAAAGCACAGATCAGTCAGTCTTTCGGCGGCATGATGGCGCTTACTTCTAACGCACTGCCTAGCTACACTTCAGGTTCTACTACTGATCGTGCTGGCGCTTTGGCTGCTGCTCCTGATGCAACTTACGTTACAGCTAAGGACACTATGACTCAGGTTCTGTCTCTTGACGGTCTGGGTACTGGTACTATCAAAGCTGGTGACATGGTAACTATTGCGGGCGTTAACCGTCTCAACGTAGCTACTCGTCAGCCTATGCTTGATGCTTCTGGCGCTGTTGTTCCTTGGACAGGCACTGTACTCGAAGATGTGACTATCGCTGGCAACGCTGCGACTGTTACTGTTTCAGGTGCTGCTATCTACGAAGCTAACGGTCAGTACAACAACGTAACTGCTGCTCCTGCGGAAGATGCGGTTGTAACTATCCTTGGCGCTGCTTCAACTCTGTACCAGCCTAACCTCTTCTACACGAAGCAGGCGTTCGGCATGGGTACTGTTAAGCTACCTAAGCTCTACTCAACTGACACAATCGCTACTACTAGCGACGGTATGTCAATCCGAGTATCTAAGTACGCAGACGGTGACGCGAATACTCAAAAGATTCGTTTCGACTTACTCCCTGCATACGCAACCTTCAATCCGCTGTTTGCGGGTAAAGGCTTCGGTGTATAAGCACTGACTGAGGAAGGGGGCTTCGGCCCCCTGATTCTTTATGGCAAAACCAAGCAAAGGCAAAGCTAAAGTAAAGGTCACCAAGTCTGGAAAGAAGGTATCTTACGGACAAGCTGGCAAAGCAAGCGATGGTGGGCCACGAGTACGCGCTGGCACAAAGAAGGGCGACTCATACTGTGCTAGGTCATTAGGTATTAAGAAAGGCTTACCTAAAGAAAAGCAGAACGATCCTAATACGCCAAATAACCTAAGTCGAAAGCGTTGGAAGTGCAAAGGCGCTAAATCTGCAAGGTACGAATAATGGCTGGACTGTACGAAAACATTCACAAAAAGCGTAAGCGCATCAAGCGGCAAAAGGCTGAAGGCAAGACTCCTGAAAGAATGAGGAAGGCTGGCTCAAAAGGCGCGCCTACTGCTAAAGCGTTTAGGCAATCAGCAAAAACAGCAACATTCGAGTGAGGTAATACCATGCCAATGGTTAAAGGTAAGAAATATCCCTACACGAAAGAAGGCAGAGCAGCTGCTGCTAAGGCTGCAAAGAAGCCTAAGAAGAAAGCAAAAGCTAAAGGAGCTATGTACGAGTAATGGCTACTGTCGCTCAGGTTGCAAAGGCATCGCTACAGCGGATTCTGGTACAAGCGTCTGAAGCTCCTCTTGAGCCTGATGAGTACCAAGACTATATATTCGCTCTAAATAATTACATGGCTCAGCTAGATGCTCAGGGCATTAGCTTGGGTTATACCGTGGTAGATAGCCTCGGTGATGAAGTCACAGTCCCTACTGGTGCGTTAAGAGGCATCATCGCTAACATGGCGATTGAAGTCGCACCTGACTACGGAGGCGTGGTTTCAGAGGGTCTAGCTCTGGCAGCGCGTCAAGGTATGCAGACCATGAGAACAATCGGGCAGCGCATTAGATCATCAAGACTGCCTTCTACGCTACCTTTGGGTTCTGGTAATGAGGACGAGTCCTACGGATTGAATGGACACTTCTACCCAGACGCAGAACAAGAAATACTCGCCGAGACTACAGGCGCAATAGGTTTGGAGGTCAGCACAAATGGCGGGTAATTCACAAGGTCGCAAGAAGAGTGAGTTCATTCAACAAGGCACAGTCTTAGCTAATAGCTATCTGGACTACGTTGTAAACGGTACTAACTACAAGATCAGCTATGACAACTTCGTAGCTAACCTTGGTGTTACTGGCTCAATCATTCAGACAGGATCGGTTACTGGGTCGCCTGTGCTTGATGTTGATGGGTCTGTTAATAAGATCAGAAACATTGAAAGCGGTTCAGGTGTTAATGCAAATGTCTCAGCAGAGAATGGCATTAAACTCTCTCACAACTTCACCGCTAGTGCAGATGGTCTGCCGATCCTATTAAACACCACCGCAGCATCTCCAACAATTGCAAGCATTGTCGCTGGATCTGGTATATCGGTGGCAACGGTCAATGATTCTGGTATTGAAATCTCTTCTATTGGTGCGGATATTTACGGTCAAGTGACCATGCAAGGTAACGCAACTGCGACAACTATTGCTACGCAAGGCACTCCTGTAAAGGTGGCTGGGACATGGGTTGTTCAAACAGAATCAAATTTCACTGGAAACACTACCGGACGGCTAACTTACAACGGCTCAACTACTGAGGTTGTTTCTGCAAGCGTGTCTATTACGTTTTCTCACGCAGCGGGTGGCTCAGATGATCTAGCGGTTTACATTGCCAAGAACGGCTCAGTAATCACAGCATCAAAACTCACTCGTGCGGTTACTGGTAGCGCCAGAGGTAATGTGGGTACGTTCTTTAATGTTTCAATGGATACCTCTGACTACCTTGAGGTCTTCGTGGCTAACGACTCAGACATTAACGATATTACCGTAGTGGATTGCTTATTCGGGGTGGCCTAATGCCTGTTACCCAATTACCCATAGCGAATGGTTTCTATGTATCAGACTCTCTGCCTATCGCAGCTCAAGAGTGTACGAACTGGTATCCGAATGTTGTTCAGGGTGCTGGATTGGCTCAAGAGACTCTATTCGGCACTGAAGGCATTGTTCAACTCGCTACCTCTGGTGTACTAGATAACGTCAACCGTGGTTCTCATGAGATGGCGGGTAAGCCTTACTTCGTCAATGGAGAAAGACTTTATAGGTTAGATGAGTCTGGTGATGATTACACTTTGACGTTCATCGGCGATGTTGAAGGGACTGTCAGAGTCTCTATGGCTGACAACGGCACACAATTGATGGTCTTAGTGCCTAACGGCAATGGGTACATCTACAACCACGTTACTGACACGTTTAGTCAAATCACAGATTCGGACTTCACTGCGAATGGTGTTCCACAGTTCGTAGTGTTCATAGATGGCTACTTCTTAATCACCACAGATTCTAAGAAGTTCATAGTAAGCTCCATCAATGACGGCTTGAGCTATAACGCTTTAGACTTCGGTACTGCCGAGTCCGACCCTGATGACATTGTTGCTCCGGTGGTCTATAAGAACCAACTATTCATCTCTGGTGGTCAGACGTTTGAGGCATTTCAGAACATCGGCGGTGCTGACTTTCCCTTCCAACGCACAGGTCTATTCTTACAGAAAGGCTGCTACGCTCCGTATTCATTGGTAAACGCGCAAGATACGTTCATGTGGGTCGGCGGTGGAGAGAATGAAGGGCCAGCCATCTGGGCGTTGAACGGCAACAGTACAGTCAAGGTTTCCACTACGGCTATTGATTCGCTTTTATCTAAGCTGTCAGACACTCAGGTTGCAAGTATTTACTCATGGGCCTACGCCAGTAAAGGAGCATACTTTATAGGCTTCGCTCTGCCCTCTACAACGCTTGTCTACGATACCACTAGCCAAAGGTGGCATGAACGTAAATCGTTTATAGCAGGCTCGTTAGGGGCTTTGAGAGTGGCTTCTGTAGTAAAAGCATACAACCAGATTTTATGTGGCGACATCATTGACGGTCGCATTGGTCAGTTTGATCAAAACGTCTACACAGAATATGAGAATACTATTGTCCGCAGGGTGGCAACTCAGCCTTTCCAGAACAATATGCAGTCTGTGTTCTTCCCTTCATTAGAACTCACTGTTGAGTCTGGTGTAGGTAATGAGAATGTGATTGATCCACAGATAACCTTAGAGCGGTCAAAGGATGGCAAGACTTGGAGTGGCGCTATCTCTCGCAGCATAGGTAAGATCGGTGAGTACAGCCGAAGGGCTATCTGGAGACGGAACGGCAGGGCGGCTAGGTTTGAGATATTCCGATTCACCTTAACGGATGCGGTGAAGCCTGTGATTATTCAACTGACTGCGAATATTATTGGCGGTGATAAGTGACAAGCCCAAGACTTAACGCAGCCCAGCCTATCGTACAAGCAGATGGGACAATGGAGCAGCCGTTCAGACAGTTTACTCAGGATGCTAGTCTCAGTATTCCTATTATTGGGGAAGGGTCACCAGAAGGCGTGGTAGAGGCTAGGCAGTACAGTTTATACATAGATGCCAATGGTTCTAGTGGGTCTATAGAGTACAGAAAGATGCAGCCATCCATTTCAGGCGATACGTCTCAAGGGTGGGTTGCTGTTTGATTAGTGAGACTAAAGACTCTGAGATTATACGCAAGATAGTTACACTTCCTGAGTTATGGGAGACAATCGCAGAAGATGGCGTATCTTTAGAGTCTTGGAGTCCTGATCTAACGCATGGCTGGTTGATATCATCTGATGACAAAGGGTTTGTTGGGATATACAACGTACATCCACTTAATGGGGTGACGTTACAGATTCATCCAATGATACCTAAAAACACTAGAGGCAAACGAGCATACGACTCAGCTCAAGAAGTTTTAAGGTGGATATTCACCAAGACGAAATACCAAAAGGTAGTCTGTGAAATCCCTGTAATCTATAGAAATGTAAAGCTATTTGCGATGCAGGCAGGAATGAAAGAAGAAGGCATAAATCGCTATAGTTACTCAAAAAATGGTAAAATTGTTGACCAGTGGCATCTCGGGATAGCCAAACAGGAATTTGAATTATGAGCAGCGTAACAGACAAACTATTTGGCGGCACTGATACTTATGGTATGGATGTGGCTGCTGATAACCGTAGGGCAGCAGAAGAGTTTATTAAGCAGCAAACCTCGCAAGGTCGGCAGGATGTTTTAAGCGCCTACGATCCTATGACTCAAGCTATTCAACAGGGCTATCAGCGCGGAGCAGACATCTACTCCTTTGCTATCCCTCAGCAGTTAGCGGCCTTGCAGTCAGGCGCACAAGAAGCCTACAGAATGAGGGCAGGGGCATTACCTGCTTATCAAAGTGCTTTGATGGGTACGCCTTATAATTTGTCCCAGATGGTCAATCAGACTGCGCCTATCAATGTGCCTACTTACCAAAATGTTCCTAGCATGGGTCAGCCTCAAGTAGTAGGGGCAGCAAAAATGACTCCATCAATGAGTCTGGCGAATTTACTCTCTGGGATATCTGGAATGACATCAGGTGGCTCAGGTGCTACCGATGGTGGCTACGGCGGTGGAGTCGGTGGCTCAGATTTCGCTAACGGTCAGCGAATCAACTAGGGGTAATCTAAATGGCTCTTCCTACACAACTAACAAACATCCCAGTAGATAATGACTACTCCATGGATGAAGCAGCGATTATTGAGCAATTGATTAGCTCTGGTCAGCTATCTGTTTCTCAGGTTTCAGATTACTTTGGTATTCCTGCTGCGGTTATCAACAGAGTGCTAGAGACTGACTTTGGCTACACGCCAGAGCAAGTGGCTCAGGTTGCTGCGCCATCTCCGCTTACAGGTGCAGTAGCTAATACTCCTGCTGTACAGCCTACATTAACTGTTGGAAACACATTCCCAGAACTTGATCTGCCTCCGGTTATGGGGCCATTGCCTCCTGCTGATTATGTACCTCCGGTACAGCCTACGCTGACTGTTGCGCCAACAAACACTGCGGCTCAAACAAATGTGCCAGCAGCTATTAGCAATATCCCTTCAGATGGCAAATACTCAATGGAAGATGCCACTGCCGTAGAGAATGCGATTAGGTCAGGACAAGTCACCACACAAGAAGTGTCAGATTACTTCAACGTCCCAGTAGCAGATATTAACCGTGTGCTAGAGACTGACTTTGGCTATACGCCTGAGCAAACAGCACAAGCTGTCACAGGATTAACTCCAGCTTCTACTGAGACAGCAGCTCCTGCTGCCGAAACAGCAACCACTACTGAGACTACAACCACTTTGCCAGAAGCATTGACTAGCATTCCGGTAGACGGCAACTACTCAATGGCAGATGCTGAGATTGTTGAAAGTTTAATCAGGTCAGGACAAGTCACTACTCAGCAAGTAGCCGATAGATTCGGTCTTCCTGTTAATGACATCAACCGAGTCTTATCTACTGACTTTGGCTACACTGGCGACCAAATCAACCAAGCCTTTAGTGGTGGAGGTGTTAGCGGTGAAGTGACTAAACCAACTACACAAACAACGCAAACAACGCAAACTACTCAAGGAAATCAGGGTACTCAAGGCACTCAAGGCACTGCCGAGCCAGTAGTAGGCGGTTTAACTGGTAGGACAGTAAGTGGCGCAACGGCTCAGAACGTCTTTGCTCCAATAGCAGGGCAACCAGCCACAGGGAATCAATTCACATCCCCTACTGGCGGCACGAATATGCCACAAACAGGCGTTATAGGCGCAGAAGCGGCCTTACAAGGCGGTTTAGCTGGTGGTCTTGCCGGATTACAACAAGGTATTGGAGAGGCTCGTACAGGGCTTGTAGGGAGTTCTCAGGAGGCTATAAACCAGCTTCAATCTGGTCTTGCCACTGGCGCTACAGGTTTAACACAAGCTACTGCTGCGGGATTACAAGAGCTTAGAGGTTCTTTAGGTCAAGGCCGTCAAGATATCAGTGCTGGCTTTGGTCGTGCTGAGCAAGGCTTCCAACCTTATATGCAAGGCGGTCAGGCTGCACAAGCTCAACTAGAAGCTCTAAGCGGAGTCCGTGGGCAAGAAGCATTTAACCAAGCCTATCAAGAATCTCCTTACATGGCGTTCCTGCGGGAACAAGGCATGAGGGCTAACCTTGCTGGAGCAGCGGCTACTGGTGGTTTAGGTGGCGGCAACGTCCAGAAAGAACTAGCCAGATTTGGTCAAGGACTTGCTTCACAAGGTCTACAGCAGCAGATTCAAAACCTGCAAGGTCTGACAGGACAAGGCTTGCAAGCAGCATCTGGAGCTGGTCAATACGCCTCTGGTGGCGCAGGTCAATTAGCTAATCTTGCGCAGCTTCAAGGCACTCAGTCTCTTGGCGCAATGCAGAATGTTGGTCAGGGCTTGGCTGGATTAGGT